AGTTCCGAAAGGCGGGTAACGCCATGACCGAAAAGGCGCAAGTGTGGCGGTTCTACCGTTACGACAACTACGCAGTACTGCAAACCCTCGAAGGCGTACCCCTAAACGTTGGTGACAAAATCAACGTCACTGGCGTTGGGGTTACCTTTGACGGTAATAACAAGTTAGTGGTGGCGTGCCCCCAGTATGAGTTCACTGGGGTGGACACTGACACGGGCGATTGGATGTTTAACACGACCAATCCGATACCTAATCAGGTTATGTACCAGTCTGTTGGTGATGACACCGAAATATCTGCGCTCACTACCTACGGGTTACTCGTCTGGGAACCGACTATTTCGTGGATTGCCGATGCCGATCTAGAAACATATTTAGATATCCCATTGACTAGTGCTAACGCTGCCACGCTTATTACACAGTCTGTCGAGGCCGCTAACCGTTTCGCATATCGACGCAGGCAAGAATCAGGGTATTTAACTGACGTCACCGATGAGGTACCTAACGAGGCGGTGTTTCTTGGCACTCTTATGGTTGCTGCGGCGTACTTCCGTCAGCAGGGTTCGTATACGGCGCTGGCATCGTTTGACGGTATGGGGGTTCCACCCGCTAACGGTATTAGCCCTATGGTTATGCAGCTGCTCGGCATTAACCGTCCACAGGTGGCATAGTGGCATACACCGACCTGTTCAACGAGGCGATAGACGACCTCGCTACCACGCTCAAAACCATTACGGGTTTACCTGTGGCGATAGACCCCCGCACAATCACCACCTCATGCGTGTTTATTGACGCGCCGTCATTTGATGCGTGGAACTACAACATTGTCACGCTTGACTTCCCAGTAAAAGTCATCGGCAGTGGCCCGGGCAACCTTGACGCACTGCGGGACATTCTGGGCATAGTTGCTAAAGTCCTCGCTAAAAACGTGGCAGTAAAGTCAGGCCGTCCTACCGTGGTTTCTATTGGCGGTGCGGACTATCCCGCCTACGATCTACTTATCTCAATGCAAGCCCAAACAGCGTAAGGAAAATAATGTACAAAATTGTGAGCCCCCGTGTAGGAACCCCAGGTGACGAGTACCTGCCTGTGGCGGGCGTAAACGTTGATGCGCTTATCGCTGGCGGGTTCATCATTGAAGTTGGAAAACCCAAAACGACAAAACCCAAAGGTGATAACATCACCACAGACAAGGAGTCTTAAACATGGCAACTAGCACCTATCTCGCAAACCCAGTAGTAACAGTGAATTCGGTAGACCTCACCGACCAGACAACAGCCGCCACTGTTACACACCGTTTTGACCAATTAGAAGCCACCGCGTTTGGTGATACTGATCGCAAATACGTTAAGGGCTTAGGCAACCACGAGGTAACTTTGTCGATGTATCTTTCCTATGCGTCATCAGAAACTTACGCCACACTGTCAAGCCTTGTCGGCACCACAACAAACATCATCGTAAAACCCGCTACAGGTTCCGAGTCGGCAACAAACCCAGGTTTTACTCTTACTGGCGCGTTTCTTGCAGAAATGCCCGTACTCAATGCCACTATGGGCGAACTATCTACCGTAGACGTCACTTTCGTAGGTGGCGTGTACTCAGTAGACACAACACCGTAACTCGCTCACACTCTGAGCCCGACTAAGGAGACAACATGAAACTAACCCTCGCCGTAGACCTCGGGGACGGCCCCGTACAAGTAGAAACAAACCTGTTCGTGATCGTGCAGTACGAGCGCAAATACAAACGTAAAGCGTCAGAAATGGCGTCTAGCATCGGCTATGAGGATTTGCTATTTCTTGCGTACGAATCGTGCAAGGTTCACGGCGTCACAGTGCCTGTCGTGTTCGATGACTTTATTAAACGCGCGGTATCTATTGAGGTAGTGGAACAGGAAACAGACGCAAACCCTACCCTCGGGCAACCTACCGATACGCTTTAGCAGCTCTGTTATTGCGTACGGGCTGGTGGCCCACTGGGATAGACTTTGACATCAAAGACCTGCACACGGTTGATGCGATAGTCAAGGAACAAGCGAAAAATGCCCGTTACTAATTCTTTAGAGGTGGTTGGCGTTAAAGAGGCGTTACGCGAGTTAAACGACATTGACAAGAAATTACGCCGTCAAATTACTCGGGACTATCAAGAAATCGTGAAGCCAGTGGTGGACGCTGGTAAACAGTTAGTTCCTAAGCAGGCCCCGTTGTCGGGTATGAACAGATCATGGACACCTCAAGGTTCTAGCGCCCCTGTGTTACCGTTTGAGGCTAATAGTTCATCTCGAAGCCCTAAAGGCCCGGGCGTTAATTGGCAACAGTCTCAGGGCGGCAGGCGCCGTATGGGCAACTGGCTTAAATGGCAGGCAGGGTTAAAGGCGTACATTTCAGGTAAGAAACCCCGCACTTTTAATGGCTACACCAAAAACCTTGCTACGTTTGGTATTCGCTGGCTAGGTTCGGCATCGGTTTTGTTTGACACTTCGGGCAGGGCATCAACCCCGCAAGGCCAACAAATGATTGCGGCGCTTAACGCCAAGTTCGGGCAACCGTCTCGCGTGATGTGGCGGGCTTATCAACAAGAAGGACCAGAGATTCAAGGCGAGATGCGTGATCTCGTGAATAAAATCATGGAGTCTGTGGACAGGAAAACGAGGGTCTAGTGGCTATTAACATCCCGATTATTACCGAATTTAACGGTAAGGGCATTGAGCGAGCCCGTAAAGAGTTTTCGCAGTTAGAGGGCGCTAGTGCTAAGGCTGGTTTCGTGTTGCGTAAGGCTATGGTGCCCGCCACGGCTGCGGTTGGCGCACTTGGTGTGGCAATGTTTGACGCCGCTAAAGGCGCTATGGAAGACCAAGCCGCACAGGTCGAATTGGCACGATCACTACGCCAAACAACAGGCGCAACCGATGACCTCATTGCTAGTAACGAAGAATGGATTAGCACACAAGGACAACTACTAGGCATTACCGATGACGAGTTGCGACCTGTTATGTCTAAGTTTGCGCGTGCTACTGGCGATGTTACACGGGCACAGAAACTTGCTACGCAGGCTATGGACATAGCCGCCGCCACAGGTAAACCGCTAGGAACCGTTACCGAAAGCCTTACCAAGGCCCTTGGTGGCAACATGACAGCGTTGCAACGCCTCACCCCAGAGTTCCGTGAAATGGTCAAAGAAGGCGCATCGTTTGATGACATCATGGCCGAAATTGCTTTGACTATGGGCGGTGCAGCTAGCGAAGCAGCGAACACTGCCGAAGGACGTTTTAAGCGTTTAGGGCTAGCCTTTTCGGAGACGAAAGAGTCAATTGGTGCTGCACTTATTCCCGCTATGGAAGCCGTGTTGCCGTTGGTGGAGAAGTTTGCTGCGTGGGCACAGAAAAACCCGCAGACGTTTATGATCATTGCGGGCGCACTTGGCGCTATTGCCGCATCCATTATGGCTATTAACGTGGCTATGGCGTTGAACCCAATTAGTGCTATTGCTATTGGCGTTATTGCGCTTGTGGCTGGTTTGGCGATTGCCTATAAGCGTTTTGAGTCTGTACGCACCGTGGTGGATTTTCTTTTTAACGCGTTAAAGATTGGCATCAGCCAAGCAATCAGTAATTTCCGCACCATGTTGGACATTGTGAAAGCAGTGTTTAACGGTATTGGTTCGGCGTGGAATAACACTTTCGGCAAAATTAGTTTCAGTATCCCTAACATCCCCGGCATCCCGGGCAGGGGCACAAAGATTCAATTTCCTAAGATTCCCGCATTAGCGGACGGCGGTATCGTCACGGGCCCTACCCTCGCTCTTATTGGTGAGGCTGGCCCAGAGGCTGTTGTGCCGCTTGATCGTATGGGTTCTATGGGCGGCAACAATGTCACAATTAACGTCAACGGTGGCGACCCGCAAAGCGTAGTTAACGCGTTACGCACCTATATGCGTCAAAACGGTTCCGTACCCATCCGAGTGAGCAACATCTTCTAGTTATGGGTTTGCAGTCCTACACAGTGTCTTACACCGTTGACAACGGCGTGTCGTGGACGGCGCTAACCAATGTGCAAAACATCCAGTTCTCTATCGGCAGGCAAGCACAGTTAGACCAAATCAAATCTAGTTATGGCTCTTTTGAGATGCGCTACCCGACTGGCTACGCTTCGCCTGTCACGGCGTTGGTGTCGGGCACTGTGATCAGAATCCAAAACACGACAGGTACGGCGTACACGGTGTTTACGGGTCGTATTGACAATGTGACCGCCCAGTACGGTATTCCCTACGCAGGTGGTGTTGGGCAAGCGGATTATTTAAACGTCACTTTTGAGGGCGCTTTTGCTATTGCGGGCCGTATGCAGGGCAACGGCTATTCAATGGCTGCGGGCACCATAGTTTCGCAAATGAGCGCAGCCAGTACCGAGACGGGTATTTTCTTGACGTTTGACGGGTCTAGTTCTCTAGCTGCTACGACTGTTTCTACTACTTGGGGCGACTGGATTAACAGAGTGTGTCAGTCAACTAACAGCCGTATTTGGGATGCTTACGACACTAAAAACATTTCGGTTATCAACCCGTTTTCGTCTTATGTCAATACCGTTAATTTCTCGGACACGGCTAACGACTCAACTAATCAGGTCTATAACCTGATCAACTTTGACAGCCTTGCAGACAATTTTTATACGCAGGTCACGGTTACGCCTGAGAGTTTTGGGTCTGCCACAGTGACGAAAGTGGGCGCTACCGCCCCGTACCGCACCTA